GGCATCGGATAAGCATTAACAATGCCGTATTCTGGGCTTACATCGTTAAAAAGGAAGTGATCTCCGTATTTACATAAATTTCTAACCCAGCTTGTTAAGTTGAAGTCAATGTTAAGTGTGTCGTAGAAAAGTTCATCTAAAAGCTGCTTAATCTTAGTGTTGTCAGAATGGATATGAAGAACATTTCCGTTCTCATCAGCAGCAGCTGATTCTTCAGCGTAGATATCAAGAGCACTACCGATTTCAGGAGTGTACTCCATCTCGCTAAAATCAGAATATCTTGCCATACGATCATATGTTCCGTATGCAGACATTGCATTACTATAAACTCTGCTCTGATTCTTTCTAAAGATCTCAAACGCTGACGATGTGTATTTATCGTCAGGCTTGATGAGCTTTCTTTTGACAACAGGTCCCGATCTAAAGAGACGAGTTAATCTTGTAAATAAATTTGAACTTTCAGCCATCTATTAAATCCTTACTTGATGATCCATAAAAAATCTGATGGTATATTACCACGACTCTTAGTGTTTATTAAATCTTGCTTAACATTCTTGCTTAAGCTCTCTCTATTTGGATTTGATGCGTACACACCCGTTGGTGCCAAAACTTGACTAGGCGTGTCGTTATAAGTTCTCTGATTTCTCGACATCGCAGCGAGCATCGCATCATTTAGACCTGCACTTGTCTTAGAGTAGTCAGAAGCGCCCTCAAGAATCCACGCTCCGATAGCAAGACTCATGACTAAATCGTCATTAAATCCCGAACGAGCTTCTGCTCTTCCTGTGTTCCAAGTAAAGACTTTTAGCTCTTCGTAGAATCTTGATGAATAACTAATCAGCTGTCTATTTCTAAGAACTTCTTCAAGCTTAGCTAATACTGTGCTTCTTGTCTTGCCGTTTGTGTTGAATCCAGCAATTTCTGCAGAAGAAGGCGGAACATAGTCACCAATATAAACCTGACTCTTCTTTCTGTAATAAAGTTTAGGATACTTAAGCTCTTGCAGTTTAAGAATTGTAGCATATCCGTAAGAGTTATTTTCAGGGCAAACAAGAGCCTTGCAATACTTCAACCCAAACTCATTGATTAACTCTGCAAAGTTATCGGGCTTTATCTTACCTTTATATTCAGCAACAATTTCTGATGTGTTTGTGTCTATTATGTGAAAAGTTGAATAATCTTTTGAATCACCTCTTGAGACATCAGCAGATAAAATATAACTGTGTTCTGTTAGAGGATATTTCCAAACCCAAACATTTCTATCACTACCCATCTTTTCAGCAGGAGGTCGAATATTTGTTCTTAACCACTCTATGGAATTGACATCTAAGAAAGTATCACCGCTAATTGCGAAGTCGCAGAGATACTCCTGTGCAATTTGTCGTTTATTGTAGATTCTTAGTTGTCTTTTCAAACCAGTCATTATCTCTTTCTGGATGAACGCTCCAAGGTAAGTTTATTGGATTAAACTCGTTTAAGCCTGCTTCTGCATCAACATAAAGTTTATGATACTGTCCTCCAATGCCGTTAGGTGTTGATAAAATAATAACCCGACCACCTGTTGAGATAGTCGGGTAAATACCTGTCCAGATTGTATCAAAGTTTCTAACGAATGCGGCCTCGTCAACAATAAGAAGAGAAAGTGCTTCAGAACGACCAGCATCTTCAGATGTTGGAACAGCTTTTATTTCTGAGCCGTGACTAAACTTTATCTTTTGCTTGTTGTCTTCTACGATCTCTGCTAAGAGCATCCAACTAGGTAATGACTTAATCATCGTCTTGACTTTATTAATAAAGTTCTGAGCAACTGACAGTTTAGTTGCGATGATTAAGATATTCTTTTCTTTTTGAAATAAAGCCATCCAGACTGCATAAGCAGCAACAAGTGTTGACAATCCTAACTGTCTTGATTTTACAACGATATTAAATCTATGTTCGATAAACTCATCGACACAGTCTTCCTGAAAAGGAAACATTTCAAAAGGAATAAGACCCTTAATAGGGTGCTGAATCCTAATGTAGTTTTTAAAGAAATAGTTTGGATCTTTTCCGCATCTTATTATTTCTTTAACTTGAACTTGTTTATTGTACTTCGTCATAAATCCTTATCAGCCGATCTCAATAACACTCACTTGACGAACGAGAGCAGTTCCCTTTTCTGAATAGGCGTGATAGTTTATTAACTCAACAGCCGAATCTGAACTGATCTCTTTTGTCTTCAATGCTCTTCCTGCTTTCTCTTTAAACATCTTTTTAACATTATCTAAGCAATCCTTAGACACTTTCTTCAGATCTTTTTCTGATTCTTTAGCAGCTTTTTGCATTGCAAATCTATCACCCAAGTTAACAATCATCATGCAAGTCATGGTGAGTTTGTTCTCGGAAGAGATCTTCATGATGCACTTAATCGAGCCTGTGTAAGATTGAAAAGCAGATCCGTAAAGATCTTCCACGATTGTGCTCAAAATATTGATTTCTTGAAAATTCATAATAACTCCTGGTGTTTGGTCGTATTAATAAGTAATCTCTTCCGATCGTTTATATATTTTCTCACTTCACTTTTTTTAGGACGCCACCCACCTTTCCATTCATCTCTGCGAGACTCTACAAATGTAAGATAACACTCATGACAACAGGAGTGATCAGAATGACTCTGGATATCAGATTCTGTCTTCAATATGAAACCACATAGATCACAAAAGAAGTGATCTCCTGCGCTGCTTTCTGTCTCACCGAAGGATACTATCTTATATAACCTGGACATAAGAATCAACTCCCTCTCTCATGATCTCAATTGAGTTATCAACGATATCTTTGATCTCATCGATGTGTGATATCACGATAATGTTCTTGAAAGATTTCTTAAGAGAATGAAGTAATCTACCACAAGACTCCAAATTTGTTTCATCTAATGTTCCAAATCCTTCATCGATAAGAAGCATAGATGTCTTTGGTAGTGAAGAGATATTGATCAAGGCGACTCTTATCGCAAGAGATGAGATCATCTTCTCCATACCAGAAGCGAGCTCAATGATTCTCTTTGAATCGCCGTAATCGATAAACACATCCATTGCATTTGACTCAAGATCTGCTTCGAGCACAACCGTGAATGAAACTACTCCTTTCAAGATTTTAGCTATTTCTGCATTGATCTTAGGCAAGAGAAAGTTAATGATTTGAACCGGGATTCCTCTGTTAGATGTGGCTTGAATAAAAAGATCTTGAACTTTGATCTGTGTGTTTAACTTATCAAATCGATCTCTTGAATCTTTAGCGTTTGAAATAGCAATATCTAAACCTTCAATCTGCTTGATCTTGTTGATTCTTTCTGCATCATTTGACTTAAACTCTTTCTTTTTAGAATCTAGAAGTTTGACAATACCAGAAACATCATTATCTAAATCTTGACCTTCAAACTTGGCTTTTAAGTCTTGACTCTCACGATCAGCAGCTTGGTAAGACAAGTTTAAGTTTTCAATCTCGTTTTGAATCGATTGAATCTGAACTCTATCATTAGAGATCTTAGAGATCAGATTCGACTTCTTCTGAATCAGTGCATTATACTTGTCAATTTTGTCTTCGTAGTTTTCTTTTGAAAGTTTCTTATAAGATTCGCGAAGATCTGCGACATTTAACTGTAGTTTATTGACAGACTCTCTCTTGTCTTCTATCTTTGCCTTATCTCTATGCGAGTCTTTAATAAACATGCACGACGGAAAACTTTCACCGCAAGGAACTTCTAAGAGCTTCTTGACAGACTTTTCCATCATTAAGAGTTCTGCTGATTCTGATTTTAAGAGAGATTCTAACTGCCAGAGTGTCTTCTCAAGATTTTTAAATGTCTCAAGATTAGATTTGATCTCATTGACATTGAATGTCTCGACGAAATCTTCAATCTTCTTTATCTTTTCTTCATACTCAGCTATATTTTCTTTTGCTTCATTCAAAGAAGTCTGTTTTTGAGAGATTTTATCCTTGAGAGTGGTGACCTTTTTAAGAGATTTTTCAACTGCAAGTTCAGACACAAAATCTTCTTTAACATTTTTATGAACTTCAGTTGTTAGATTTTCAATTTCTTGTTCTAAGATTTCTCTGTCTTCTAAAATCTTATCAAGAACCGCTTGACTAGTGTCTCTAGACTTGGAAAGATCTTGTATCTTCTTACTCCATGTCCCTGAATCTGGAGCATAGCGCTTCAGATCATTTCTTATAGCAGCTGTTTCTTTCTTTGCAAGATCGTTCAAAGTATCAAAGACACTGAGATCTAAGAAGTTTGAGAGAATATTCTTTCGTGCGGTGGCCTTTTCCTTGATGAATGTGTTCATCTCGCCTTGAGAAGCGAGAGAAGTCATATGAAACTCTTCAGCAGTTCCGATCATTGAACGAAGATACTTCTCTGTCTCTCTTCTCTGTTCTTCTGTCTTATCTTCAATTATTTCGCCACTAGAGTCAAGACGATGAACACTTAGATTGGTTGGTGCCCAAAGATCATTTTTAGTGTATTTTTTAATTGTCTCTCTTACAACTCTGAATGCAACGCCATTGACAGATATATCAATTTCTACTTTGCAAGAGTTCTTTCGAGAGTTAATGATGTGAATGTTCTTAATTGATCCTCTGTCAGAAGAGTTGAATAATCCATATGCAAGCGTGCCAATAATCGAAGATTTTCCTCTTGCATTCTTTCCGAAGATACCAGTGATACCTGGAAGCTTTTCAAGATTAATCTCGTTTCCTTCACCGTAGCAAAAGGTGTTGTCAAATTTAATCTTGTTAATGTTCCACTTGACATTTCTGAGATCTGAGTTTTCTTCCGTCGCAGAAGAGACATAGTTTGATGTGAGTTTATCGAGCTCTGACCACTCCTCTTCAGAGATCTCTTGATTGCCCGTGTAATACTGACGCATTAAGTTCTTAATAACTTTAGGCTCACGCAAGTTTAAGACAGTTGCTTCGCTCTCTTTGATCTTTTCGGCTGCAAAAGAATTGTCAATCTTAAAGACGACTTCTGAGGCATTTTTAATTGTTTTAAGTGATTTTTGAAGCGACTTTGTCTGCTCGGGAGTAATGTAATCATTAACAGCGCTTATTCTAAATCTTGAGAGATCTGGATAGGCGAGGCAAGCTTTGATTGTGTTCTCAACATCACCTTTCCACTCGACAGTGATAAACTGATAGTCATTTTTAACAGGATAAAACTGGACATCAAAGTCATCTCTACTTCTAATGTCCCAAACCAAAAATCCTTTCTCGAGATCTTCTCCGTAATTTTGCTGTATAGTGCTTCCGCTATACGCAACTGTGTTTTTTCTATTTAAGAATTGACGCTTGTGAATGTCGCCTAACAGGCCAAAATCAAATGCATCAAAGAAGCTGACAGGTATTTCTCCGTCAATACTCCAGTCAATATCAGTTAGAGATCCTGCAACTGCGCCATGAAAAAGTGCAATTGATATATTTCCCGAAGGCTTTACCTTGTGCCAATTTTCTTCATCAAAGCAAGAAAAGACACACCAGTCAAATCCTGGTATGCCTGTCGGATATACACCTGAATCTTTGTAAAGAAAGATCTTGCTGTTATTGATTGCTTCGATGATCGGAGTGACTGCGTCTTGTCTATCTTTATTGTGAATCAACCCGTCATGATTTCCTAAAATCACATGAACGGGAGCAATTTTTGACATCTCATTAAACCACCAAGCAAGCTTTTCAACAAGCTCTGGTGAAATGCCTTGTGTCTTAGAATGAACGATGTCTCCGCCGACATAAATCACATCAGGCTTAATAACTCGTGCTTGTCTAAAAAGATCTTCGAATGCTGCGACATATTCTGCGTGTCGTGAAAGACCACGCCAGTGAATGTCAGCGATGTGTAAAATCTTCATTTATTGTCCTAGTTCATTTTGATAACATGATCTTTCTTATCAGGAGAGAAACTCATCTTTCCTCCTGGTGATAATACCCAGCAACGCTTGGAAATACAAGATTGGGGTTTAGGAGCCATACCATCAGTCATAACAATGTAGCCGTCAAAATCTTTTCCAATCTTTCGGTAGTGATCTTCAACGGCATCAAAATCAGTCCCACCGGTCAATCTACGAGAAAAGCTTGTGCTCTTGCCTTTCTTCCAGATTGTTTTGCTCTCTTCTTCTACTTTTGTATCAAAGTAATAATACACAAATGTATGTGTCTTATGATAGGCTCTCTAGCACACTTCCAAAGTTCTTAAGCGCATCAGGGCCGACGCTTCCACTTTGATCAATATACACGGCGAGAGAAGAAGTCTTTCTTGACTTTTTGCCTGGATGAATATAGGGATACTTTCGATTAATCTTTCGTTGTGTCTTGAAAGTATTACTCTTCATCTTATGACCACAAAAATACTTAAGTGCGCGTTCCCAGTTAAATTCTACTTTTGTAATCTTTTCAATTTGTGCTCTTGTCGAAGCTGAAACAGAACCCCAGCTGCGATTGTTGGCAACTTCAGTTGCTTGAGCAACAATGCTTTTAACTTTTTGATCTGCAATGGCTTTTTCGGCATCTGAAAGTTCGCTGTTATCATGCTCATCAAGAACAACAAGCACATCTTTACTCTTAAGTTCGTCAATTGCTTCTTTGATCTCCTCGTTAGACATGATCTTTTCCATATACCATTCGGAAGACATTCCAACAGGAAGAGAAGCAATGAAAAGTGCAAGTTTGGTGACAGCCTCTTGTCGTTCGGTGTCGATCTCAACCCCTTCCTTAGTTGGCATTTTATTGAGAACACCAGGAATCAAACCACATTCAGGTAGTTCAGCTCTTGGAATGATGCTGTTGATTGCAAGATCAGTTGCAA